AAAATCTTCTCTTACAATTGGGACAGGAATTATGCCGATTTTGTCTGGCGTCATTGCCCAAATGCATCCGCAAGGATGAACAGCCGCAGAGCTGATCATTACTTCGCGGGGAAGGGGGAGATCTTCCGTCGGCAGTGCTTGACCGGGAAGTCCATTCCTGTGGATGAACCTGTTCGAGCCCGGTACAAGGCGGTCATGAGCGCTGGAAAAAGTAGACCACTAGTAATCTATGATGAAAGTGTCGAAATACTAGCGCCTCTTCACAAAGTGATCGATTCACATTTGATGAAGCTTCCATGGCGTCTTGTTGGACCTCCGACTGAGAAGGTAATTTCATCTGCCTGTGTTTACCCTTGCCAGACCTCGGTAGATCTGGTGAGTGCCACAGACAACCTGTCACTGGAAGTGACAGAGGCAATACTTGGGACTTTACTTCGTAAGTCCCGCATTCCAGGACCTGTACGCCTTCGTGCGTTTCAGTCACTCCATCCGCTTATTGATTGCGATGGAGAGGAGAAGGAAGTATTGCATGGGCAGATGATGGGGAGCTACCTCTCCTTTCCTTTGTTGTCTCTTCATTCGTATCTTGCAGCGCTTTGGGCGCTTGGCGGGAGAGAAGGGACAATTCTGGTAAACGGTGATGACACCCTTGTGTCTAGCACCGTTTTCCTCGAAGCGTCTTCTTACCCTAGCGGGTACAAGTTAAACGATCTGAAGACGATTCGTTCAGAAACAATCGCCGAAATCAATTCGACCGCATTTCTGAGGAATTCAAAGGGCAAGTGGCGTGAGATTCGTCACTTGCGGAGAGGTGGATTTCTTACCAATTACTCTGGTATGCTGCACGGCGCAGCTGCGGTCAGAGGTTCAGTTGAGTGGACGAATGCCTTTATTCGTTCACGAATTGGTAAGAAGTGGGGGTTCTTGCCTTCCCAGCTTGGGTTACATCCCAAGTCCTATCCCGCGTTTTCGCGAGAAAGGTCAATGTCGAACAGGACCTTCACCTGTCTACCGGGTCCGCCCAAAGCGGATTCGACATTGCTTCTAGCTGTCCGTAGGCAGCTAGATCCCGATGAAACCATTGCAATGTTCCTACATCAGTGGGAACACGGTCGGGAGGGAGGTAAGAAGAGAGACGTATTCGAGCCATCGGTTGGCAGTGTACGTCGGACCTACGCGTACAGGGCTGTGAAGCC